TCGGTGCCGAAGCGCTTGATGAATGCCCGCTTTGCCAGGTGGATGCTTGGGATGGCCGGGTGTACGGTTCCACGGTGATGCGCCGGGCAGAGTGGGATGCCGTCCATATGGCTTGCGCGCTGACCTTTGCCGAGACCGGCGCGTGGGTGATGTATCTCAGCAGGCGTACCCGGCGTGCCTTGCAGGTAGCAGGCAATGCAGCCTAGGGCGGCTACGCGGGACAGGTGGGCTTTCTCGGCTTTGGTCATGCCGCGGCCTCCCACTGCTCTGGCATCTCGTCCTTGGGCTCGCGCCACTCGACACCCTTCTCGGCGCCGAACGAGTACATGAACTCAATGAGGTCACCCATCTCGGCTACGGTCATGCGGCGGGTCGATACGCCAAGCATCACGACGCCACCGCCAATGCCGGCAGCCATCCGAACTTCTTGCCGGCACGCGGCGGTCATCAGGGCTTTCCAGTCTTCGGCGTCCAGGCGCTGCATAACTCCGTTTACGGGCCATTCGACCTGGCGGGCTATGTCTGCCAGCATCGACCAGAGCTTTGCGTTCTGGAGCAGCGTGCGACGGCTCTTGACCGGGCGCACGATGATCTCGACGGCTGATTCAGCGGAAAGCTCGAAGGCGAACAGGTAAGCCAGCTTGAACACGTCGCGGACGCGGTTGCGCCCAGCGGTCCAGAAGTGGCGAGGCTTATGGATTACTTCACCCATTGCGGCGCGCCTCCCGCTTGTCGTGGTCGTCCTGGCAGGAGATGCAGCGCTCTGCCCAAGGAGCAGCAGCGCGACGCTTGGCCGGAATCTCCTCGTCGCAGTCGATGCAGAACTCAGCGCCCTGCCCCTGCAGCCTGGCCTGTACCATCGCCACGCCACCGATACGATCTGCTTCCTCTAGGCCAGTAGCGCGATCTGTTGCGTCTGGAGCTGTGCGGGCCTGGTGGAAGGCTTCTGTCATCTCCGAAAAATCACTCATTTCGAGGACTCCTGCTCCGCCAAGACTTCTGTCTTGTGCCAAACCGAAGATGGATCGCTCTCCAGTTCCTCAACTAGCTCGGGGGCAAGGTGGCGCACCACGGCCCATAGCGCCGACCCGAAATCGCTGCTGTCGTCGAAGTAGATCGCACTGACCGCCTCGTGCAGGGCGCGCGATACCGCTCCACGCTCCACAGACTGAGCTTTCATCTGGTCGATCTCTGATTCCGCCTGCCGCAAGCAGCCACGAATCACTTCCAGCGTGTCGCGGCTTACTTCGAACCGGCAGTCGACGGTGTTCTTGTCAGCTTGCAGCCGCTCGTTCTCCGCGATCAGCTCGAGGATGGCGGCGGGGCTGGCGGCGGCTACATATGCGATGTTCGCCACCGCGTCAGGCAGGAAATTCTGGTTTCCTTCCATGATTACGTACGGGCCTTCGTCGGTTTCGACTACTATTTGGTATGCAGTGACGAACGCCTTGCTATACGCATTTCCAGCTCGCCATACCCCCTGAGTGGAAGCCTCAGCCAGCCGCTTCAATTCGTCGTACTTGGATTTCATGCTTTTGCCCTCCCGTGATTCTCGTGAAACCCAAGCTCGCGCTCGGCCGCAGCCCTTGCCTTAGCCGCTTCTTCCAGGTCGTCAAACAATCCGATATGGATGTATCGCCCCTTGATGCGAATAGCTGCCTGCCAGCGCCCACACTGCTTGTGCCAGGTAACCCCGTGCACGCCGCTCGTATTGTTTGTCTGCCTTGATCTGTTCCGGCTCTGATCCAACATGCTTGCGAGCCGCAGATTCGCGGGGCGGTTGTCGTCGTAGATTCCGTTGATGTGGTCGATCGTCGCGGCTGGCCATTCACCGTATGTCTTCAGCCAGACAACCCGGTGCTCCAGATACAACTTGCCCCTGACGCCGACCTTCCTATAGCCATACTGATTTAGGCACCCGGCACGCTTGCCATGACGCTTCGTGCCTTCCATGTTCCAGTAGAGGTAGCCGGTCTCTGGGTCGAGCCTCAGTTCATCGAACATGACGGCCTCCTTTCGCTCCTACGCCGCGCTGGGTGCTTCCGTCAGCACAGACGACGCGATGGTCATTGCCGCGGGATAGGCCTATGCCTGCCCCGGTTGTGTGTCGTATCTGGTAGCCCTGGCGCTGCAGGAGCTGGATGGCGTGCTGCTGGAGGAAAGTCATGCGGCTGCCCTCCGGCGTTCGGCACGCTTGGCGCGGACCTTGGCGAGCAGGTTGCGAATGCGCATACGGTTCAGCGCAGACTCTTGCTGCCCTTCCATCTGTCCAAGGCGGGTTTCGAGTAGGTCGTTGATGTGCTTCATCAGTACTCTCCCACCATGGCACGAGCCGACTTGCGCAGCGGACGGACGTTCTGCTCTTGGGATTCCTCGCGCTGCTGCGCGCAGGAGACGAAGCGGGCGAAATCGCCCTGGAACTGGAGCAGGCAGAAGCCGGGTTTGGCGTGGCGGCACTTCACGACGTCAATCTCGGTGATGCCGTTCTGGCCGTGTTCCGAGTTCATGTCGCGGTGGGCCATGATGATCATGTCCGCGTCCTGCTCGATCTCGCCGGAGTCCCGCAGGTCGCTCATCTTCGGCTTGGCGTCGCCACGGGTTTCAATGGAGCGGTTGAGCTGGGCAAGCGCTACGATCGGAATCTGCAGTTCCTTCGCCAGCGCCTTCAGGCCACGGCTGAACGAACCAAGCTCTTGGTTACGGTTCTGAAAGCGGGCGCTCGGGTCGCTACCGATCAGACCCAGGTAGTCGATCACGATCACATCGAGCGGCTTGGCGCGATGCTGGAAGCGGGCAATCGAGCAAATGCGGGCGAAGGTCAGCGCTTCCTTGTCGCAGATGCGCACGTCGGCGGTGCTCATGCGGTGAACTGCGGCGGTGATTGCTGCAATAGCGTCGCCGTCCTGAAGCGCCTCTCCGCTTTCGATCCGGCTCTGCGAGACGCCAGACATTGCAGACAGCGAGCGCTTCGCCAGTTCCGCCTGCCCCATTTCCAGCGAGAAGATCAGCGCAGATCCGCCCTTTCGGATGGCGATCTGGTCTGCCAGGCCTACGCCTAGAACCGTCTTTCCGGTGCCGGGCCGGCCAGCAACAATGGCAAGGTTGCCCGGGCGCAGGCCGCGAATGATGTTGTCCAGGTCTGGCAGGCCGAAATCCAGCCCCATCGCAGCTTGGCCGTTGAACCTGGCGTCCATCTCGTCAACGACCGGCATCAGCGCGTCCTTGAGCGAAACAACGTCAGGCCGTTCGCTGTGCACGCTCAGCTCAAACACCAAGCTCTGCGCGGCTGCCACTTGCTCCGGGATCTTTCCGCGCTGAGTTGCCAGTTCCATGAGCTTCTGGCCGGCGTCGTACAACTTGCGGGCTTGAGCGCGCTCGAGAACGATGCGCCCGTAGTGCAGGCCGTTGGCTGCGCTCGGCGTGTTCCGCATGATTTCCGAGGCGTAGACGATGGTCATCTCACCGCTCGGGAGCTCGTCGCGGATCTCCGAAAGCGTGATGCTGTCCGGGTGCATCTTCTTGGAGTGGGCAGCCAGGATCATCGAGTACAGCGCGGCGTGATCATCGCTCGCGAAGTCGGCAGGAGACAGGAAGGCACCTACCTCTTCGCACAGCTCAGGCTTGTGCATCAGGGCGCCGAGAACACCGTGCTCGGCCTCCATTGCGATCAGGGGGCGTTCAGGCAGCATCGTACTTGCCCTCCATGAAGCGCTGAATCTTGCTCGCGGTGGTCAGGAACTCGAAGTCAGCCTTCCAGCCGCGCCCGTTGACGCCCAGCATGAACGGGCAGTCCAGCACGTCGTTGAACAGGCCTTCCCAGAAGGCGAGCCCACCGTCACGGACGACGAACTTGCTATCCAGCTTGAGGTTGTAGGCAGCTCGGATGTGCTTGCGGTGGGTGTCAGTAACGCCCATGCAGCGCTTGAGCTTTCCGCCAAGAACCTGGTTGTACAGGGTGCGGATTTGCTCGTAGGGGATGCGATCGATCTGGGTGACCGTGGCGAGCTGGGGGGAAGTCGAGGCGGAAGCGTCGACATGCTCTTCTTCATGAATCAGTGAATCAGGAATCAGAGAATCAGCAGGATTTCCACCGTCTTGCTCCTGTGAGTTAACGGTTACTTCACCGTTACCAGCTGGAGCGCTCTCGTCATGCTCCGGTGGAAGAACCGATGCTTTCTCGGTGTGATGCGGGTTCTGGTGCTTCGCCCAGTTCACGATCTGGACGACTTTCAGCCCGTTGCGCTCATAGCGACGGATGAAACCATAGCTCTCAAGACCAGCCAGCATGGCATCAACATCAACGCTGTCAGCCGGAAACAGGGCCATCTTCAGGCGCTTAGGGCGGTCCTCAAGACGTCCGGCTTTATCAGCCTCAGTCCACAGGCCGATGAAGAGCAAACGAGTAGCGAAGTCCAGCTCAGCCAGATACTCGTTGGAGAAAAAACCAGGCTTGATATTGCGCGCCCTAGCCATGTGCGACTCCTTCGAGTTCAGCTCGGAACTCTGTCCAGTTCTTGACTTCTTTCGCGTACTCAATGAGTTCCTCCACATCCATGCCGGCCGCCACAGCGCTTTCCATCAGCGCCATGACGATCTTTTCGTTGACGTAGATGCGCCGACGCAGAATCCCCCTGGCGTAGAGCAGGCGCTGTTTTGCGTGAGGGAGGCGTTTGGTGGCACAGATTTTTGGGATGGAGTTGAAGCACGCCTCAACGCCTTCGGAGGTGAAGCCAACAAGCTTCTCCGTGGCGATCTCGATGGCGTCTAGCAGCTCCTCAACACTGAAGCGCTTCAGCCATTTGCGGACGTGAGCCCGGCCGGTGTCGTTGATCTTGAAGTCGCCAATGTTCGCTTCGATGCGATCAACGATCTCCTGAACAATCTCCTCGTCCAGCTCCTTCAGGGAGTCGCGCCAGGCGAGCATCATTTCCAGTTGGTCGCGGCGCTCGTTCAGATCTTCCAGCTGGGCGCGCTGCTTCTCGATCGAGGCGTTGTCGGAAAGGAGGCGGTCCGACTTGCCGAGGTTGCATGGCTGGCAGGACGTGATCAGGTTGATGATCTCGTTGTCGCCGCCCTTGCTTACCGGGTTGATGTGATCGACGTGGAGCACCACGTCTGGCGCCTTCGCGCCGCAGTATTGGCAAGTGAAGTTGTCACGCTTGAACACTTCGAAGCGGACTGACTTGCGTATGTTTTCTCGATTTGCCATCATTACCTCGTTACTCATCGTTGTTGAAGAGCCCGGTCTAGCCACCGGGCTTTTTGTTGCCTGCGATTCAGGCGGCCTTTACCGACTCGATCAGCACGTTGAGGCTCTTTTGCGCCTCTCCGATCTCGCGCTTGATCAAGGCTTTCTCGGTTTGGGATACATGGCCGTCTTCCAAAGCTGCGGTGACGGCGCGGGTCACGTCAGCGACCTCTGCGTGCATGTGCAGGACGGCGGTAGTGAGCTGTTCTGCCTTTGGCTGCTCCTTGGCTACCAGCTCAAAGCCGAACGCATCAGCCAGTGCTTCCAAGGGGCGCATGTCGCCGGTGTGAAGCAGGATCCCGAACAGGTGCTCGATGGTCAGGTGATGGGCATCGTTGTCCGGGTTAGCGCGCTGCAGCAGGCTCACATGCGGAACGCCCATCTTGGCTGCCAGGCTCTTGGCTTCGTGATCCAGCACCGCGGATTGGGCAGCTCTCAGAAAATCTTCCATCTCGTAAAACCTCTTTTCTCTTTCCGTGGAGCCCTACCATTCGTCGGGCAATACTGGATTCATGGAAACCACTGACAGGGATGTCGCTTATGCAGCAGCACGCTTACGGGCCTTCGGGTACAGATCGGGACGAAGCTCATGGCGGGAAACGCCGCTCGCTGCCTCGATCGGAAGAACGCGCTCTGCCGGTACGCGGCCTGTAGCGCACATGCGCTGTACGGCCTGCGGAGAGCAGCCGATTGCTCTGGCGAGAGCGGACTGCCCACCAGCTGCAGCAGCTGCGCGAGTAGCGGCGTTGTCGGTCATCGGGAACTCCGTTTTTCTCGAATTACAACGCAAAGTTACAGGGAAGCGCAGGTTTTTACAAGGGAGAATTGCAATGCCAGTTACAACCTGCGGTTGTATCTTTGTTGGCATGAACACACTCGGAAAACGCATCGCGTTCTTGCGCGAAAAGAAGGGCTGGAACCAGTCTGAACTGGCCCGCGAAATGGCCGTAACTCCTCAGTCCGTACAGGCTTGGGAGGCGGGCAAAAACGTGCCTCGCCAGCAGAAAATGAAGAAGCTTGCTGGTTTGCTTGGCGTGACCGTTGGCGAGCTGATGAATGACGACTTTATTGAGGGCGAATTTCAGCGGTTGACTGCCGATCACCTCGAATCAAGCGCCGAGCACTCCAACGTCGCCCCCGCATTGCAGCCACGTCGCGCCCCGCGGGCTTACCCTCTTATCAGCTGGGTGGCCGCTGGCGAGCGAGCAGAGTCGCCGGATAACTACTACCCAGGCGATGGCGAGGAGATGCTGGAGTCAACCGAGAACGCCGGCGAGCATGGCTATTGGCTCAGGGTAAAGGGTAGGTCGATGACCTCGGAGACGCCGCCCAGCTTTCCGCCAGATACGCCGATCCTCGTGCGCCCTGAAGGCTTCGACGTGATCAGCGGCAAGTTCTACATCGCCAAGCATCGCGATGGCGAAACCACCTTCAAGCAGTACGTGCGAGACGCGGGAACCGCCTACCTTGTGCCGCTCAACCCAGCGTTCAACCAAGTGGAGATGGACGACGAGTGGCGGCTGATTGGGCGCGTGGTAGACGCGAAGATAACCGGGCTCTAGGGAGCGGCCGGGCGATGTGAGGGGTGGCGCCAGGAAATTACGGATCGGTGAACTATCTTCAGGGAGATGATTGATGGCCCAGGCAGGCCAAATTCCATACGCTGACGCGCTGTCAGCTATTGCGGTTCCTAAAGCATGGGAGGGTGCGAATCGCATTCTATGGAAGGGACAGGGAGGCAAGGGGTTCCCCGAGTCTCACAAATGCCGGGTACCCTTATCAATTCATGGCGTGGTGCAGGAAGGCCACTTCATTGACCTCTACCATAAGCGCAGCAGCCTGGCTGCCGTACCCGATAAAGTATCGATGACCTTGGTCGCCAATGGCGCCCGGGTGCTTGCTCTTGATGAAAACGGCCCCAGCGAGCATATCAATACGGTTGGCAAAGGTCACCCGTTCTATGGGCAGAGTGCCGACCATCCGCATCTGCATATCCCTGTCCCAGAAAGCTCCTCGGAATACGCCGAACCGATAGGACGAGTAGACATCCAGGGTCTATGGCGGATTTTCCTTGAGCGTGCCAACATTGAAGGAGCCCCGCCATTCAACTTGCCTCCACGCAAGCCACAAGCAGACGGCGGCCAGATGGATTTACTATGAATTGCGCAGACATCAGCAGACAGCTCGGCTTTCGATGCCGCACTATTGGCGATGGGCTGACCTACATCCAGTCGCCGCTGACGCTTTCCTTCGATGGACTGGCGATAGGAGCGTTCGTCCAGGACATAGGTCGCGGCCTGGTACGTATTAGCGACAATTCCGACATCCTGTTTACCGCTATGACGCACGGCATTGCGCCGGACCAAAGGCGCGCCAAGCGGTTTGCGGAAATAGCCAATCGGAGCGGTATGTCGATTTCCGAGAACGGCGAGCTGCACACCATTTGTTCTGAAGACCAGGTGGGTTTCCAGGTCGCCAGGTTCATCGAGGCCGCATCGCGAATAGGTGACGCGTGCGGCGACATGCTGACCGCCCACGTGCCCAAATTTCAGCGGAGAGTAGGAGGCATCCTCAGCAAGCGTTACAAGGATCGCATGCGACGCGACTTCCTTCTTTCCGGGGCAAGCGGACATCAGCTCTCCTTCCCGTTTGTGCTGAACCCTGGCGCGGAGGATCAGATGGTCATCCAGACCATCTCTGCCGGATCGGTTGGCCGCCCAAATTGGGCAAGCATCTACGGCACTGTAGGTAAGATGGGCGACCTGAAAAACTCCGGCGACAGGACCAAGAGGACAGTGATCCTTCAGCGAGGCGAAGAAGAGTCGACGCAGCAAGCGATGGTCGCGCTGGCGGAAACCGCCTCAATCATCGTGTTCGATGGCAATGAAGAACACTTGTTTGAGGCTCTTCAGGCCGCCTGATCCTTTCCTCCCCTAAGCCCCGCACCTAGCGGGGCTTTTTTGTATCCGCCCTCCTCCCGCCACCTGCACGACCTGCTGATTTCTGATCGACCTGCAGCCCGCCACTGAGCGGGCTTTTCTTTGGAGAAAATTACAATTTCTACTTGCAAGCTACAATTTCTAGTTGTAATGTTCACCCATCGACGCAGCAGCACCGCGTCAGGGCCTGAAAAGCCCACCGCTCTTTAAAACTTCAGGAACATCGCGGCGGGGTCCGGGCAACCGAACAGCGCGATCCAACAAATTCCCCGCCCCATGCCAGCTCTGGAACTGGCCGTGGCTCCACATGCAGCCACGCGAAGTTGCGCAACCGCCTCCCTGGAATACGCCAGCAGCTGACCAGGGCCTGAGACGACTCGGCATAGCGCGCAACGGAGAACGGAACATTCACTGATGCCGATTCGATGAGTCGGCATTGGGAAGACAACCGAGATACCGGTTCGCCGGGCATCACTCGAGA